TTTCAAGAAGAATTAAAACAGGAGATAGAAGCTAGAAGCTTCTTTTTAGATTAATGGCAGTAGTAAATCAGTATAAATTTTCAGGTATCGATAATGATACAACAGGTAATGCACTTACACCACTAGGAATTGGTAACCCTTTGGTTAGTGAGACTTATGTTATTAAATCAATATTAGTTACATCAGCCGGTACACCAACGGTTACTGTTACCAACAACAGTATTACAGCTATTAAATCTGCAGCATTGACAGCTAATGTTACAACAGAATTATTAACTCAATCTTTAATAATTGAAGGTGGTACACCTTTTAAAGTACAATCAAGCAACGCAAGTTCTTTTGACGTGGCTATTAGTTATTTAAACATCAAAAAAGAGGTAACACAATAATGGAAATATTACAGGCTAAGGTAGAGACTACGTACAGACACAAGGAAACAGGTGAGCTTTTTAAGGAAAGAAAAGACTGGGAAGCTAAAGGTTTTAAAG